AAAGTAGATTTGAGAAGTTTAGAAATGACGAGTTAGTTGTTAATGCTTATGNNNTTATATTACTCTAAATTGGCATGGAAGTCTACAGTTAAAGACTGAATGTAGATATGGTTGCTATAGATTGGAATAAGTAAAATGCTACAAAATATTCGTCTTGTAGCATTGCACAGTTGTATTTTGAAATGTTCTATTGTGTGAACCTTTACTCCAAACCTAATTTTTCTGCAAGCCCAATACGTTGAATTTTGCCAGTAGAACCTTTGGGTATTGAATCTACAAGTATAATTTGTTTTGGAACTTTGAAGCTAGAGAGTCGTTGTCTAGCCCAAGTCTTTATCTCCTGTTCTGTAAGTTGAACATCAGGTTGGAGAACAATTACAGCTGCTACATCTTCGCCTAATATCTTATGCTTAACTGCGAATGTTACTACTTGATCAATGGACGGATGGTTCATTAAACAATTATCAATCTCAAGTGGGGAGATCTTTTCAGCACCTCTAATGATAATTTCTTTTGTTCTACCTACAATCTTAAGATATCCATCATCGTTGATAGTTCCTAAATCACCAGTTCTAAACCAACCGTCTATAAATGCAGTTAAGTTTGCTTCATCATTGTTTAGATATCCGGGCATAACACTTTTACCTTTAACACATATTTCACCATCAATAATCTTTACTTCAGGTTGTGTTATCTTCCCAACCCATCCTGCACATTGTTTGTCCAGTCCATTGCAAGTAATTTGAGAGGCTGTCTCTGTCATTGCATATGCTTCTAAAACAGGGCATGCAAAGAGTTCGGTCATGCGGTTGAATACGCTGGGCGGTAAACTTGCACTACTGCTGCGAATTAGTCTGAGCTGTAGTGCTTTTGCTAGTTCAGGCGTTTGTTCTGCCTGTTTTAACACAGCCTGTTGAATTGTTGGCACTGCACTATACCATGTGATCTGTTCGAGTTGTGCAAGTTCTAAAAATCGGCGTACAGCAAAAAACCCAGATGTGCAACAAATGCTAGCACCCTGCATAATAGTGCTAATTAGAACACTGATACCATGAATATGGAATAAAGGCATAACATTAAGTGCGTGGTCATGTTTCGTGAGGTGAATAGTGTTAATAATCGATTGCGCAGCTGTGGTTACGTTAACATTTAATAAAGGAACCATTTTTGGACGACTAGTTGTACCACTTGTGTGTAAGACAAGCACACAATCCTGTTCAGCATTAGGAGTTGCACATTTGTGGGTATCGAAAATTGTAAACACGCCTGCAGGTGCATCTGAAGGTACATATGCTTCTACAACGGGAATACCAACATCTTGTGCGGATTGACAAACAACATTTGTAGAGTTTTGTTCTACAATGACTAGCTTAGGTTTAATATCCGTTAAGTAAAAATCATATTCCTGTTTTGTAAAATTAGGATTAAGTGGTGCGGCAGTAAAGTAGTTTGCAACACAAAAGAAACTGGTCGCCGCTTCACAACCATTAGGTAAAACTATTGCTACACGGTCGCCTTTATGTAGACCTTGTGCAGTGAGTTGTTCACCAATCGTTTTTACAAGTGTTTGTAGACGTTTATAGGTAAGTGGAAGTCTATCTGGTGCAGTAAATACAGTGTCTGTGTTGTGATTTTTATATAATAATTCCTGAATTGTTAACACAGGTTTTCCTTAAAGTTGGGATGATTTAGCACATTGATGTTCGCAGTTTTGTATCTTTTAGAAGCTATTTGCATATCAGCTGTATGATTAAGAAGTCGATCATTTTCAGGATGTGTGATAATTGTAGCCCTGCCATACTTCCACATCCAGACGTTAAGTTGTTCTTCAGTCCAATGATCGTCTAGCACACCCTTCTTTGGGATTAAAATTGGATACTCATGTTCTACAGTGAACGGTCGTTTTCCCCTAACATCTCGCCATTGAGTAATTTGTCGATGAGTTGGCGGCTTTCCGCCTCTCTTTTCGGTGAGTAAAGTGTCGATCCTTTCATACTCATCCATTGCTGCTTCAGACCATTGAGTAGTCCATTGTAGCACAGAGGCAGTATTATTAACCACGTTGACACACTGAGCTGAAAGTACGTCAGATGCAGCACGTAGTGAACGATCTACTAAATTGTAAGCAAATTTTCGATTCATTCCAAGTGTGGTAGTGTAGTAGGCTACATGAATGAGCTTGTCTACTTCTTGTTCCCAAAGTTTATCCATATCGTAAATCGTCCTCTAAAATTTCTTCAACTAAATCTATGATACCATATCCCATTGCAATGAGTAGTGCTTCTAACTCGTTTACAGCATCATCAGGAGATAGATAGTATAATTCTGTTTGTCGTTGGGTGGTTTGTTTGATACGTTGTGACTGCATCTGCTGTTTCCAGGCTCGTTCTACAAGATGCGTGTCCTCATTGGTGGGTAGTTGAAAGTATGCACAAAACCACCAGTTAGCTCCTCCCTGAGCTCGACCACGTTGGATGGCTAGTGCATTTTTAGAACGTCCAACCTTTGTAGGTGCCAATTGTTCATTGATTTCTTGAACTCCTACATAAACTCCATAGCAGTCATCTGTAGAATGTAATCCAAGATATGAATAGATGTCGTGTCCTGTAATCATAGCTTATTTAATCGCCAACCTAAGTATATATTGAATAGTTCCCAAAAGACCCAAATGCTGAACAGTGAAGACCAGATTTGACCATAGTAGATTGCCAACTGGACGTGAGTTCCAATCACAAAAGTAGTGAATGTAATGGCTGCCCAATCAAGCAGATTCGTCAGATTCAATGTCATAACAATCCTCATTTTCAAACGTACTCATAATCTCCGCAATCTCTTCTACAAGTCCTTCTGGATCATAGGTGATGCCTCTTGTGCAGATAGGTGAGAAAACTCCTAATGGCACTAGTCCTTTACCTACTCTATCATCGGGGGTAAAAAACGTAAAAGAATTGTTATGTGGTGAATAGGCATATTGCACTCGTCTTTTGTAGATAGGCGATTTACCCAACATTGTTTTAATAAGTTCGTCTTTACTCAAGTCCTAACTCCTTCCAAGTTGCTCCTTCAATAGAGCAGGTAACATCTCCATAAGTATTGACTGCGTATGACGAGCCAATCTCATAAGGTTTACCCATTTGGTAGAGGAAGTGAGAGGCTGCTTCCGCAACACTCTCAAATTCTTCCGTCCAACCATCAAGATCGTCTATAGATCTAAAGTATAGTGTAATCACTATCTACGCCTTTTATTCTGTGCTTCTTCACGAGCTTTACGCTTCGCAATAGTCTGTGGAATCGGCCCAGCATTGATCTTTAGAATATAAGCGTTGATTGCCTCAAAATCATGCTGTGGCTCAGTGACAATTTCACCATTCTTTATTTTAAGTCCACAAGGAATTGTTACACCTTCATATGCCATTATTTACTCCTCAAAATTGTAAGATTGTCGATAATCATCATCATTGTCATGCCGAGCATAAACCCAGTTAGTAAAATTAGTAGTTCATTTGCCATTACGTTCTATCTCCAAATAGTATATTTGCGGTTATAGTAATTACATCCCAGTTGATCCCAATGTCAGCATCGTGTTTGTGCTTAAGATTGTGTAGCACATCTCTAGCTTGGTCATCCGTCAACCAATTGCACTGCTCTTTTACATCCTCAATATGCCAAACAATGCTGATCTCATCATCTTCCTCAAAAGGCTCACGCACTTCATAATCTGCGCTACCAAAGTCAAAACTTTGTGCAGCATATGCTTTAGCCATATCTTCATTATCTGCCTCAACATCTATCGTTGAGCTGATAGTCACTTGATAACTCATGTACGCCTCCTAAAATTGATCCATCAAGTCACGAATAGACTTTTCAAGATCCTCATTTTGGTTTTCAATAAAAGTAATCTGATCTCTCAAAGACTCAACTTGCTTCTTTCGTTCACTCATTAAATCACCCAGCTCGCTAAGTACTACAGATAACTTACCAGCTAAATTTTCACCGTCACTCATAATCATCCTCCGTCATGTCAACAACCAAATTATCAAAAAGTTTCTCTACCTTACTGAGTTCTTCAAGACGATGCGCCTCAGCCTCAGCTGCTGCAATAATCTCACTCTTAAAAAACTCAGGCAAAAAGTAAGGTGATTCACGCCAATCAGCCGTAATGACTGCCTCATATCCAAATAAACATGGTACAATCTCATAGTCCATATTAAAGAAGTTTGAATCCTCATCCTCTAACACAACTTCAATGTGCATTTGTGGAGTAAAATCTACCTCAATTACATCACCCATTGGACTCTCCTAACTGCTCTGCAATGAACTGCTTGACTGTTTCCTCGTCTGCCGAAACGTAGTAGTCAAACATTTCATCTACTGCAAAGTTCATAAGCGTGGTCATATCCCAGCTGTCAACACACCTCTCAACTGCTTCTTCCAGTTTATCTTCAAGCAACTGATCCATACCACAAAGCCTCCATTTCTTCATATTCGTCATGCCAAGCATCGTCTAGCGCACAAGAAATTGCGTCTGTAGGAGACATACCATCCTCATGATAGTCTCGCCAGTTAGCATCTGGAAGGTCATCAGTAGACAAACCAAAGTGTAAAACGCAGAGCTTGTCAACTTCACGCTTCCAAGTATTGAATTTAGTATCATTTACTACTCTCATGCTCTATCTCCCATCATTGATTCGTTGACTACCGCAGCCATATAACATTCATGCTCATCTTCTTCTAATTCAGAAGCTGCATCGTATGCAAACTTGTAAACATATCGAGCCACAGCAAGTCGCTCAATAAGAACTTCGATTCTGTCCCAACTATAGGCAAGCTCTGCTTCCCTGAGTCGATCTTCAAGGGCACAAACTTGTTCTGAATGTGCCTCAGCAACTGCAAATAAATCTACGGATCTAGTGCAGTTGCGGATAATTGTGATGTCGTGGTTCAATGTCATTTGCCTATCTCCTCATTTTCTGTAAACAGTATAACAAAGAGACAGGCAGTCAGCAAGTTGAAAGTTTTAGTAAGAAAATCTAAGAGTACTAATCAGGTTGATCCCAGTTGTGATCACAGTACACTAAGATGCCAAGACCTCCCCGCTGATTCCATCTTTTGATAGTCCATCTTTTGTCATCATACAGCACATCTCCTGGATTACAAAAAGGTAGCTTATCTTCAGCTGTGGGTACAATATTGATATGTTCACGCTCAAAGCCATGCTTCTCTAACCACGCTAGTTTGTTATTATATACAGTATGTGCTTGTTTGGGTGTATAGTGCGAACCCATAGCAGTTAGAATTTGACAGTTATTGTATGTTTGATTTTCTGTTTTATAAAGATCTATAAAGTAGTCTGCATTTTGTGTTAGCGGTGCTGTTGAAAAGATTTGCTCCCACTGCTCATACATAAACTTTGATAGATTGCCATCTCCACGATTACGAAGATCTCCTGTCCAGCCTAAAACTTTTAGACCAGCCTCGAAATCCGCAATCACCCCATCTACATCTAAATAAATCATCCGAATATCCTTGAAACTATCTCTGCAAGAAATGTGTAAATAACTAAAGCAAAAGTACTCATACAAAATGCCATTACGAGTATTTCTAGTCCATCGTGTTTTTCATACCAATCTAATATTTTTCTAATCATTCTGGTGCATCCCAAGGTAAGTGGTCAATGTTTTCAATATCAATAATACCGCAAATATATGTTTCAGATTCTTGTGGTTCAAAGCCGTTCTCCATTAACCAATCCCACCAATCATCTGATTCTTCAATAGTTTCTTTAAGTTCTGTTTGTTGTTCTTCAGTCCAGTCTACTTTGTAAACACGTATGTCTCCCCAAACTCCGTCCCAAGTATCATTTAGTTCAAAATCTGTGAGAGCCGAGATTTCAAAATCTTCATACCTACTAGTCTTATCAACATAATCATTATGAGCTCTTAATTCTTTCATTTCTTCATCTGTCACATCAGCAAAGAAAGTTCCCCATCGCCAACCTTGCTCATAGTGTACCCATACTTTTGTTTCTTCATTGTAGAAAAACTCAATCTCAAAGACTGATTTTTTATATGTAGGTTCTATTTTGATTAGTGTCATTATTACCCCTCTATCCTAAATTGATAAGTGATATTTTTATCTTCAGATTCTTCAATGTAAGTTTCCATAGAAGGGTGATCTTCAACCTCACAATTACACCACGGATCTGTAATTACCACAGTATTATTACGGAACATGATGTTACCCGCATGAAGGTCTAATTTGCGAAAACTAGCAGTATCTTCATAAGGTACTGCTTCTTCATCTTCTGAAGTAAAGCAATCTGTATGATTGATAAGCATATCTGTTAAGTGAAAAAAAGAATCAAATCCCCACGGAAACAAATCATATTGATATTCTTCCCACTCTTCTTCAAAATCTGTTTGAGATTTTTCACCTAGTATCAACTCGGAGATTGAATTAGCTAAGTCATATCTACTGATTTCATCACTATCAAAGTCAATAGGATCAGTAGTAAGTTGCTCCATAGTAGCTACATAGTATTCATTTGCATGATCAATGTGCATATTATGTATTAAAGGAGCATGACAGTTTTCACCTAAAGGCTTAGAAAATTCAATATAATCAAGCCAAGGATCATAAGTGGTATTACCAATCTTAATAACCTTGCTCTCATGAGGTTTGCCATGTTGAAGTACGGCTGAATATACACCTGCTCCAATGATTGCATTACCTGCTTTAGCTGTATTTTTTAGAACTTTATATGCTGCTGCCATTGCTTACTCCTATAACAAAAATACTACTCGTGTTCACCACCTGGATCATTTGGGTCTAACATTACTTTCTTACCATTGATCCACATATGTCCTCTTGTGCGACTTACAGAATGATAACCATCCGAGCGCAAGTTAAAAAGTGATGGATTGTTTTT